TCATCACACATGCTTACAAACACATTAACTCTTACTGGTGTGTCCGTGCTAGGACTGACCAATTGATTTAATACATTAAGTTCTAAGACTCCATTGTAATAATCATTTTGAGCAATACCTAAGCGAGTGGTGTTAAAATTGAGGAAATTTTGAGTCATAGCGTCTCCGCAATTGAGAAAGGCTTGAGCTTGAGCCCATCCTATCACAATTTCAAAATCTTCCTCTTCAGAGATATCAATCACTCTGGAATAATTCTGGTTATATTCAACCCCCTCTTGTAAAAAGTTGGGATCATAACGTGCCAGTATACGTCCTTTGTGATATTGAGATTTAACTATTTGAAATCTAAATTTCACGCTACCTTGCCAATTCCTAAAGATATTAGCAATCATAGCCATCGGTGTAGCATGGATCTCCAATTGTTCGGCGTTATATAAATTAGGCGTCACATATGAATTCCACAAAATATCATCAACGGCATCGGAAGCGTTCCATTCGAAAGATGTCAAATAAGATTCTCTACAGACGATATCGGTAATACCCATCTGATCTGTCCCATCCAAACCTACTGTACGCGAATCAATAGTTAGCTCTTGTTTTGAATCAAAAGTCAACTTATGAGCGGCATCAGCAGCATCCGTATTGGCTAAATTTCCAGTCGGATTTGGCTTGTAAGGGGCAATATCAGTGATAACAGTTGGTCTACTATACCCAAAAATCTGGGCTACTTTTCCAACTTTGTCAGCTATCATGGAAGTTGCTCTTGCATAAGGTGCGATACCAGGTATAACTTCTAACATCCCGGCTGCTTTAGCTACTGCTGCTGCCGGTTTGGAAATAATTCCTGAACCATATTCGTCACCCTTATTCAGAGTCGAGGCATTACCTTTACCTTGAGTTCTCTTGGCATTATTACCTGGCTTATTAGTTTTCTTCGTCTGTTTACCAGATTGAGATTCTAACAAAGTCAATGCTGCTGGTGTAGTAGCACCCGTGGGCATAGTCAATACGACATCTGAAGCCCATAGGTATACTGTTATAGTGACAGGATCGTCACCACCATTAGCATGTAGCAAATTACCTAGAGATTTAATCACTACTTCACCCATATCATTGGCATCACCCTTAGAAAGAGAAAGATAGTTATTGTACCAAAAGAATGGCATACACATCTCTCCACCTTCATTATTACAAGGGTTCAACCAAAAATGGGGTCGTTGTGATGCTCCTACGACATCCACGTCCAGAAAATTTCTGTCTACTGTGACTTCATCTAGTCCAGATAGTGGATTGTAAGAGACTATGGAACGCCCATAATGAAATGGCGTGCCTGAGATAACCACTTTCATATTTAAGTGGTATCTTAGCAATTCATAATTACCAATTTTGTCCTTAACAGCGTCATTTGCTTGAAAAGTCGCCCAAGGATTAAATTTGTAAAAGAATGGTTGACCGACGACCCATGATCCCACATAAGCCCGAACGGGACGCTCCAGAAAGCTCCCTAATTCAGTATTAGTGGTTTCGACCATATCTCGGGTCTCGTCATATTCTCCATGAATTTCCGTTTTCCAACCAGCATCTTCATCAGAAAATGCTGTGATTTGTTGTGTCGTAGACGACACAGGCTGATCTACGCTAAGACCAGGTTCTGTTTTATCCTCATTCTGCATACCAGATTGGGATTGTAACATATCACATTCGTCTTCAGTATCCTCACTAGCCTTACACAATGTCTGAATAGTTTTCTTAAGCTTTTTATTATGAGCATATTTACGGCCCAAATTATATCGCAAAAGAGCATTTTCATTCATTAGATAGGAAATGATAGATTCGTCATCAACGGATTGTAATCTTTCTTCGGACTTTTTAAGGAAAGAGTCCAACTTTCTTTGTTTATTAATTGTAGTAACGCATTTAATTTATAGACTTAGTACCCTCGTCAAAGTAAAAAGCCCAGTGCATCTCTTTGATATGGTATCAACACCATTCCCCTAAAAA